AAACCGTCCAATGTTGGACAGAAATCTACTCGTGATGAGTGGAAACGTGCTCGTAAAGTTGCACGTCAAACTAAACTAACCCTTCGTAAATCAGTAGCATAGGAGCTAACACAATGACCAACGCAACATCAACACGCCCCGTAGTAAAATCATCTAACCCAAACCTGTATGTAGAACACACCTTTCACATGAAACGTGCTACAGAATACACGTACAACTATGCGCCGTTGGATGATTACATTCTTGCGAATTGGAAAACTAAAACGCATCGTCAAATTGCTGATGATACAAATGAGTATTACAATCGTGTAGTGTACCGTGTTAGTGTTCTTAAAACACTTGGTTTAATTAAGAACAAAAATGAACGTGCTGCATTACTACGTCAACGTAAAATGTATGCAACATTCATTCAAGACATTGATAATAAGTTGGCGCAGAAAAGCTAATGCTCTACCTATTGTTCACACCTTTCGCTGGCTACTTTGCTATGCTAATTACTATTGTAATCATGCACAGTGTAGGCTATGACGTGAGGGGTGTGGACACCTTCACTATCTGGTGTATATACATTCAGATATACGTATACTTATTTGTGATAACAAAACTGAAAGGTAAGTCTGATGAGAGTTGAAGTCTACTTCAATCTACATAAGAAAACATTCTCTGTTCGTTCATGTAGGACGGGCAGAGTTATGATACACACTGACGAAGTACACATTGAAAACCCTGAGTTCGTAGTGCGTCAGTCAGGGCGTAACCGTGTATTAAGTGAAGGCAGGAAGAATGTTCATGCCTTTGTGCGTGGTGATGCTACATTCTTTCGTTATACAAACCGTCCAATGTTGGACACTTTAACTTACAACCCATACAAGTATGTATCTTTTGTTGACAAGCAGACAGAAGAACCTGTATACAATGCAAGTCGGGCATGGCTAACTGTGACCGACAAAATACCAACAATACAAGCAGAAGGAGTACAATATGACTAAACTAAAAACAAAACTAACTCGTGCGGAAGTACAGAAACTATGTGACTTGTACAACGTAATGGACACCATCCTAGATAATGCAGGTGAATCATTTGACGTGAGCCTAAGTGATCTACATAGCTTGCGTGACGAGGCATGGAAGCTGCGTGGCATGTTTGAGTTCAGAAGTCAGAAGGATGAAAATCCAGACAGACCTGCACACTGGCTACCACAAGTGTTACCTGACGATGATCGTGCATGGTACTACAATGCCAACGATTAAGGCATACGAAATTGTCTTAGAGATTGATGGACAGGAGAGTTGTATCACACTTGATGATACCTTTCCTGCCATTGATGGATGGGCAAGTGCTTGCAGCATGGCAGTCCTGATGGCAAAGCACATTCACCCTAGTAAAGAAGTTGAGTTCGTATCATGTGCAGAATACGAAGCAGAAGAGTATGCAGACATTGGTTATGTTTATGATGCACCAGTAGTATTGCAATAGGAGATAGCACTGGATCAGAAACCTAAGCCGCCTGATGATCCTTGTGATGATTGGTCAGGTACACCTTTACCTAAGAGGAAAGACAAATGATTGAAGCAGCATTGATGTGCCTTGCACTCAACGTGTACTTTGAGGCACGTAACGATAGCATGGTTGGGCAGTATGCCGTAGCACAGGTAGTAATGAACCGTGTGCAGTCCAGCAAGTATCCCAATGATGTGTGTTCTGTGGTTAAGCAGTCACGTAATGACGGTACATGTCAGTTCAGTTGGTACTGTGACGGTAAAAGTGACAGGCCACGTGAGCCATATGCATGGGCTTATGCTCAGATGGTAGCAGCAGACGTGATGCAGGGTGACGTAACTGACATCACATTAGGTGCAACCCACTACCATGCAAACTATGTACGCCCATACTGGGCTGACAAACTAGAGTACACTGTGACTTATGGGTCACACCTGTTCTACAAATAGCTTATCGTTACTAGTATAGGGGTAGTATCCCCTACATAACTATGGCACAGTTGCCACATACTTATCATAAGGAGAAAATAGTATGGCTTTTGATTTTAATCACCCGAATATCGTACCTGAGTACATGGACTTTGACGTAGCCTTTGAGCCTACCAAAGTGAAGGACAAGAAGTATGTCATCAATGCTACATCAGGTGAATACCTTGGTGTAGTAGGTAACACGTTTACTTGTGCGTCACATGGTGACTTCTACCGTGGTGTCCTTGACACAGTGACAGAAGAACTGTCTGACCATGAGTTGGCAAATGCCAATACACACTGGCGTACTGCACGTAATGGTGCATGGGCTATGCTTGACATCACGCTGCCCAACATGAAGACTGTCATTGAGACAGACAAACACAGCACTGAGATTGGTAATCGTATCATATCATTACATGGTATTGATGGGTCATGCAGCAATCAGGTGTACTTTGGTGCCATTGATTTCTTTTGTACCAATGGAATGATTAGAGGGGAGTATGACAAAGTGCGTAAGAAGAACACATCTAACTTTACTATGGAAAGTTTTATCTATGAACTGACACGAGCACGTAAGGACTTCTACGAAGAAGCCAGCAAGATGCAGGTGTGGGCGCAGACTGACCTCAAGTATGTAGACGTAAGCTCGCTGCTTGAGAGTATGATTAACTCTAAGCGTAAGGCTGAAAAGATGTACAGCTTGTATATGCAAGAGGCTGGACAGCGTGGTCACAACAAGTGGGCACTGTATTCTGCCTTCACTAACTATGCCAGCTATGCTGATGAGCGTAATGGTTTCAACCTGCGTAACACAGGCAACGATACACAAGCTGTAAGCATGTGGTCACGTGAGCAAGAGGTATCTAAGTGGGTATCTGATGATCGTTTCGTTCAGTTGGAGGCTGCATAATTGCCTAAACTTCCACGTTATGTACAAGAACGAGTATCACCCTCTGGGGTGATCTCATACCGCTTCAACCCACCTCAAATGCTAGTCGATGAGGGTCTGGTTAAACGTGAGGAGTATGGGAGTGATTTAAAGCAGGTGCGACAGATTGTCCGTAAGCACAACAAGGCCATTGATGCATGGCGTGAAGAACAACTTAAGGTTGGGCACATCAAGTCAAGCAGCAAGGTGACTGATCTCATTAACTATTACTATAGGTCTAATGATTTCAATATGTTACGTGATACAACTAAGGTGGACTACAGGTACTTTCTCACCATACTACACCAGACTATGGGTGGTCGTAAGTTTGAGCATGTTACCGCTAAGGTTGCAAAGAGAGCGTATGAAGAATGGGTCAAGCGAGGTGTTAGTTTTGCCAACCATGCGGCAACCTGTGCAAGTAGGGTGTACAACTATGCGATACAGATGGAGCATACCACATACAATCCTTGGGCTAACATCAAGCGTAAGTCTCCACCTCAACGAAAGGTGGTATGGACACACGACAATGTGGTTAGATTTCTTGAGGTTGCTTACAGTGACTTTGAGTACAGGAGTGTGGGTCTGATTGTTCAGATGGCATACGAGTGGTGTCAGCGACTAGGTGACATGCGTATGTTACAGTGGGATAGCCTAGACCTTGAAGGTAAGAGGCTTAACCTTGAGCAAAGCAAGCGTAGATCTGACGTGTCACTACCTATATCAGATGATCTGTGTGAGATGTTGAAGGAACAACAGGCTATGTACCAGACGCTTACTCACTTCGTAGTACCTCACCCTAGACCTATGGGTAGGGTGTATAAACCATATGCTATGGAACGACTATCCAAAGTGGGTAGAAGGGTCATGCGGTTAGCTGAACTACCAGAAGAGTTACGTCTTATGGACTTGCGTAGGACTGGTGTAACACAGATGGTTGAGGCAGGTGTACCATTGCCCCAAGTTATGGCAGTGACAGGGCACAATCATGTGTCTTCTGTGAAACCATATGTGAAACATACTTACGTCAGTGCAAATAATGCATTGACACAACGAAACGAATCACTTATATAATCGAACTAAGTGAGCAACACAGAAAGATTATACAATGAATATTAACAGTATACTAAATACTATATCACTATCTAATGGTGAAACTAAACGTATGACATGTCCTAAATGTAATGGGCGTAATACGTTTACAATCACTAACAATATGGGATCTATTATTTGGAACTGTTATAAGGCTGGGTGCGGTACGTCAGGTGGTACTCGTACTCAGCTATCTGCTGATGACATACGTAAGAGCTTAGGTGCTGTTGCAGAAGAGACACATGCTGTATCTTTTTCCAAGCCAGACTTCTTGGTCAAAGACAACCATAAGATACGTGACTTCTGCAGGCAGTGGGATCTTGACCCCAAGGTGTTGGGTCTTATGTATGATGTAAAAGAACATCGTGTAGTGTTCCCTGTTATACACGATGGAGTAATGGTCGATGCTACAGGCAGATCGTTAGGCAACCGTATACCTAAGTGGAAACGCTATGGTAAAAACCGTTTGCCCTACGCTCATGGATGTGGTAAAACGGCTGTAGTGGTTGAGGACTGCGTGAGTGCAGCGGCTATTGGTAGTGATGTATTTGTCGGGGTGGCAGTGTTGGGTACATCACTAACTGACGCACACAAGACGTACTTGTCGCAGTTCTCAACTATTATTATTGCACTTGACCCCGACGCTTTACCCAAGACACTGCAGTTTGCTAGAGAATTACGTGGTTACGTAGCCACAATAAAAGTTTTACGTATCAACGACGATCTAAAATATCGTGACCCCACAGACATACTAAGTCTGACAACACTAGGAGATAATGTATAATGGAACTATCACTCATCCGCAGTCTTATGGACAAAGAATTTTACGACGAGCATCGTGGTGCACGTTGTCCTGATCGCTTGTTCAGTAAAGACGTTCAGAAGATCAAGCAGTCTATCGACAAGGCTATGACAACCTACGAGCGTAGTGTTACCCCTGCTGAGATCGAAGCCTTGTTCATGGCTAACAACCCTACTCTTACTACAGCACAGAAGCAGGCATACTCTGCCCTGTTCAACAAGGTAACCAAAGAAGTGCCTATGGGCAGTGACGTAGCACAAGAGGTGCTGTCTAAACTATTTCAGCAGGTTATTGGTGAAGACATTGCCAACCTTGGCTTTGATTACGTCAACGGTAGCAAGTCTACGTTGGAGCCACTACGCCTTATGCTTGAGCAATACGGTGATGACTTTACACCTAACCTCAAGGTGGAGTGGGAAGACATTGACCTTGATACTATCCTTGCACTCAATGATCTTGAGACACGCTGGTCATTCAACATCCCTACCCTTACACGTAAGGTTGAGGGCATCAACGCTGGTCACTTGGTAGAGGTAGGTGCACGTCCTAACACAGGTAAGACATCCTTCCATGCCTCACTTGTAGCTGGGCCTAATGGCTTCTGTGCACAAGGTGCACGTGTTGTTATCATGTGTAATGAAGAAGGCTATCATCGTGTAGTACACCGCTATATTACAGCCTGTACTGGTATGGACAAGTATGAGGTAGCTAAGAACAGAGACAGGGCGCTTGAGATGTTCAACAAGATACGTCCACAGTTGATGTTCAAGGATGCAACAGGACGTGACATGAACTGGGTCGAGTCTGTGTGCAAGTCATACAAGCCTGACATAGTTATACTAGACATGGGTGACAAGTTTGCTCGCACTGCTGGCTTCTCACGTCCTGACGAAGCGCTCAAAGCTAACGCTATTCATGCAAGGCAGATTGCCAAGCAGCAAGAGTGTGCTATCTTCTACATGTCTCAGCTATCTGCTGATGCAGAGGGTAAGGTTGTACTCAACCAAGCTATGATGGAAGGCTCACGTACAGGTAAGGCAGCGGAAGCTGACCTGATGCTGATGATCTCTAAGAACCCTACAGTTGAGGGGCAAGAGGAAGAAGATAACCAACGCCACATCAATGTGGTAAAGAATAAATTGTCAGGGTGGCATGGTATTGTACACACTGATCTGGAATATAAGATAGGGAGATACGTAGCATGAGAGATTGGATAATGAAATATGTATTGGTCATGCCATATGATGCATGGGAACCAGAATATGGCGATTGCGAAAAATATCACACTATATTTTTTGAAACGCCTGAAAAAGCTATGAAGTATCTGCACGATAATATATATGATGCGTCTGGTGAATATCCTTTGAGATATAAAACGTGGAAAGAGTGGGCAGAAAAGCAAGACATTTGTTTATATGAGAGGTGTGCGGTATGATACAAACATTTTATGTAGATCACATGGGTACAGATTTATCTGTGGCTAATGCGGCAAGAGTAAGTTTTGGTAAGCGTAGTGAAATGGATACGAGTGACGTATGGGGTCCACCCAAGTTGAAAGACAAGGATGCCAAGCTCATACGATACTTAGCCAAGCACAAGCACATCAGCCCCTTTGGGCATTGCTTTGCAAGCTTTCATGTTAAGGCACCTGTGTTTGTGGCACGTCAGCTAGTCAAGCATAAGTTTCTACGCTGGAATGAGATCAGCCGTAGGTATGTAGACCATGAGCCTGAGTTCTATCAGCCAACAGAATGGCGTGGTCGTAGCCTTGATAAGAAACAAGGGAGTGCAGGTACAGTAACTGTATCTGACAACGGCTTTAATGAAATTGCAATGACTGAGTACGAGTTCCTATTAGACGTAGGGGTATGCCCAGAGCAAGCACGTATGGTGCTGCCACAGAGCATGGTCACTGAGTGGTACTGGTCAGGTAGCTTAGATGCATTTGCTGACATGTGTAACCTACGTT